CTACATCGCTTACTGCTCCCTCTTGCTCAATCTTCTCTAACCTTTCTTCTGTCATTCTTATGAGCCTCCTAAGCTCTTTTATTTCAGCTTGCATATCACAATACTGAATTAGGACTGACTTTTCCAATGGAATCACCTCTTCCTTTAATAGTCTTTCATGATCTCATGCTTTCTTCTACATTCCGTAATATAAGAGCAGATAAATTATAAACACCGTACTAATTACTACCATGCTTCCTAATATTTTTGTTAATTTCATTTTGTCCCTCTTCATGTAAATATTTATTAATCACATAATTATTTCTTATGTTTTTTCACTTTACAAATAAACTAGTTATTATTTCTTATGTACACTGTTTTCAAGTCAAGTGTCTCTTGTTTTTTATGTTATTTTGTAAAGTTTCGCTTATATATGTTCATGGGGCCGAATCGGTTCCCAGTGTTTTTGAGCATCCCGTTCAATCAACCGATTATACCGCTCCACGAACTCCATTTCGCCGATTTTCCTTTTAAATAACATCATTGCTAAGTCTTCATAAGTATCGTGTTGAATTGCGTCTATACGTTCTTTAAATTCCTGTCTGCTTATTTTACCTTCAATAAGCAGACGCTCTAAGATTCTATATTCATGACTCATAGGCTACCTCATTATCTTTACCGCCGGCTTTTCTAGCTGCCATTCCGAAGGGTAATCTCCTTTCGTCAGGTGGCATATACCGCCTTCACTCCCCATGGGGCATTCGGCGCAGCCCTCATTGTTTTGATAGCTCTCGCAAGTTTTTTTAATAAATTTTAATGAGTCATAGAGTTTTTTTATAATCCATCTTTCTCCTCCTGAACAATCTCTAAAACGTCTACATCTAAAATCCTCGCTAATTTTCCAGCTGTGTTCGGCAAAATATTTTCTCCTCTTCGCATCTTGTAGTACGTAGGTTTTGGAATTCCCGCTGCTATAATATCTTTTACACTTATATTTTTTCTAGCCCTTGCAAGTTCAAGCTTATTTTTATCAATTCTCATTCTTCCTCCTCCAAATAATTTTTTCCGAACAGTCGCATAAATTCTTCGCGTGTGTGAGTTTTTTCAAAAGCTCTCTGTCCATCTTTGCGAAGTTCTCTCATTAACTCTGCATTATTATGCACTGCTTCTTTTCCGCTTATGTGATGTTCTAAACATAAATAGACTTTTAATCCTTCTGCTTCTGATTTATCTCTATTGGATCCGCCGAAAATATGATGTTCATGAACTGCTTTCTGCCATTCGTAGTGCGGCCGCATCTTCATGCACAAATAACATGGGCTTCCTTTTTCTTGAAGAATACTTGCTTTATGTTTCTTTCGTCTTTTCAATTCAGTTTCCTTTCTCCTCCGGAACAAATCCGGAGGAATATTAATGGCATATAGCTCTCATGGAGCATTGATAAGTTACTGTAATATGTAAAACCTCTGGAGGTTGTCCAGCTATTTCTCCATCTCCTCGCTTAGCCAGTTCTCGACATCCGTAATACTGTTGAATGTGAGGTGATGGCTCTTGTATCCTATGAGGAGAATTTCGGCCACTTCTGGGATAGACATGGATTTCATTTTATCCCAACGGATGATTTTATCCTCTTTTAAATCTGCTTCCTTACTTGGGATTAATGCGGGTTTTGACGGTTTTTGCGCCGGCGCAATTACTTCCTTTTCCTGCTCCTTCTCTCCCTCTGGTTTCTCTGGGTATCCCACGTTCTTTTCTGTGATGGGTTCAGGGATATTGTTATCGGTTTCATGTTCTGTTTCACTCTGCTGAGGCTCCTGTATGTTCTCGTTCTCTTCTGTCTTTCCGACATTTCCTCTATCCCTAGTACTATTTCGTTCATCATCCGCTCCACTTCTGATGCTGTCTTGTTTATTGTCTTCGCTATTTTCTCTATGTCCATCTGTCTCCTCCTGTTTTTTTGAAATATACTCTAATTCGTATTTTTCTAAGACTTTAGCTGTTGTTGCGGTAAATTCTTCCCAAGAAATCTCCTTTACTATTCCGGCGTATTCTTTGATGTTTATCTTGTTTTCGTGAAACATGATGAACCATTTGCCTTTTCTAAAAGACCGGCTTCCGCTCGGAGCAATTAATTCTCGTAATTCTTTTACGTCGTCCTTTACTGCTACCGCTTTTCTTACAAGTTCTTGTGACACATAGAAATCCCTAATAAGCTGTTCTATGTCGCTGTCCGCTCCCTGTTTCGGATCCGACTTGTTAAAACGGTTTAATTCTCTAATGTCCTCCCGGCTCGTCTGCGGAGTAATCATGTTTAAGTCAGAGTCAGGAAGGGCCAACATAGCTGCAAGCTTGCTTTGGCCATACTCTAAAAATTCCGGCCGGAGTTCTTCGGAATTTCCGTCTACGGAATACTTTTTATTGATTTGAATAAATCTTGTTGTATCTGATGGAGATAAGCCGCATTCTGCTTTGGCAAATTCTGCGATACTTTTATAGCCATCTTGCTTGTATAATTCGTTATCATCTATTTTGCGTAAGAGGTAACCGATTTTTACGAAATCTTTCTTTAAGCCATTTATTTTATCTCTTGCTGATGATATGCCTTCTTTTAACTTTTTCTTGATATCTAACCATTCCGTTAGAGTAATCTGTTTATACTCCATATTGCCTCCTATACTGCCGCTGCCATAATCGGTTGTTTCATTGTTTTAAGTCTTTTTGTATATTTGTTCAGCAACTTCTCAATTGCTTTTTTATCTGGCTGTCTATCAAATTCTGAATAAAACTGTATGATCTTATCTGTTTTCAGGTTAATTTCCACTGTGTAATATGCTTTTTCTAAATCTGATTTCTTACGAAGGAATAAAATCCACGTTTCTCCCGCTGCCATTTTCTTCATGTAAATATCACTTGCTCCTACGCAATGATGAAGTTCTCTTCCTTCTTTCATTAGCTCCTCGCACTTACCGGCCGGAATAATCATGTATGTATCATCTTCATAGAAATATCCTTTTACTTCTGGCAGGCGTTTCTGTATCTGCTTATCTAATTCTGCATATTTGTTTAGTCTTTCTTTTTCTTTCTTTGCATTTCTACGTTCTACTAACTGGTCATGGCGAAGCTTTAAGTCCTTCGGAAAACGAACTATACTATCTTGTGTATCGTAGTCTTCTAAAAGCGCCATCTGAAGATAGTCTCTCCAAGTTGTTATCGCCTTGCTTGGTGCTACTCTTTGCTTTTTCAAATAGTTAACCATTTTGTTGACGCTTCCTAAATTATTTAAGATTTCTTTACATTCTGATAAGGTCATTTTTTTCTTTGACAACCATTCCAGACTTTCCTTAGAGATTTTAATTCCCTGCTCTTGTTCATATTGCAGCCACTCTAATTCATTAACTCCTCCATCAATCTGTTTCATTCGATTTACACGATTTCCATCTAATCTTAAGAGTTCTTTTAGATTTCTGGCCTTTGCAGACAGTATTGAAATTTCTCCCCACCAATATCCATTACAGATTTCTGTTACTAATTCGTATAATCCGCTTTTCACGAGATATTCCCAATATTCTCTTGCATGGAAACACATGATATATCTATTCACATAGAACTTCATTCCTTTATTTGCAAGAATATCCATACCGCTCCTCTCTAGGTTTCCGCATGGTAAAACTTCTTTTAAATTTTTAGGATACAAATATGATGGACAAAAGCGTTTTCCGGCCGGATTCTTATCCCAGAAATCTTGTTCAAACTCATCCGCATCATTGAGTATTCCATAATAGACTTTTCCGTGTGTTTTCCCTATTGGAATAAGTGCTCGACATTGCTCAAATAATTCAATTTTTTTGCCTTCCTTGCTCCAGCGGCATACCGCTTTAAATTGTCGTTCTACCCATTTATCATTACATTTCTGTAATATCACTACTGGCGCATGTTCAACTTTTTGCTTCTGGCGACTATTTGCAGATGCTACTTGATTGCACTTAGGGCAGTGGACAATTTCTTTATGTTTCCATTTTTCTTTTACCGTTCCTCTCCCTTTGCAGGCAGTACAGGTATATATCGTCCCCTTACCCTCTCTTTTTGAAAATAAAATGTGTCCCGGAAATACTTTTTCATCTAGCCAACGTTCCATATCTTCCGTAACGCAAGGAATGTCTGACATTTCTTTTTCAATCCTTTCAGACTTTCTTTTATTCGCTCTTGCTCTCTTGATTTCGCTTAAATTGGTTTCGTAATCATCAACATCGCATGAATCCAAGAAATCTGATGCTCTTTGTCTATCCTCTTTTGTGTCCCAGATAAATCCTTTGTTATCCCAATAGTAAAGTTCTTTTTCAGCGGGTAAGCCCTTGCACATTCTTGCTACGTTATCTAACCTGCAGGTTGTCCATTTATTATTGATCCAGGCATAATGATTTTCTTTGTCTGCGAAATAGCGAGCTTTTAACTGTTTTTTATGGTACAAGCTAATCTCTACAACCTTTTCACCATCAGCTTCCAGGATTCGGCTTTTTGCTATTACTTCTTTTTTGTTCTTCATGTTTGTAAATGCGCTTGGGGGTATTCTTAAAAACTTTGCCCTTTTCACTCTTTTTCGCCTCCCAGATAGTAATTTCTGATGATTTCTTTTGCCTTGCCCATGTTCGGGATACCAAGTGTTACCTTCCCGGCTGTTACTTCCGCTGCTTTTAAGATCTCCTTATCCACTGGAACTTGATTTTTAAAAGACCATTTGAGTAATGCCGCTATGCAGCCTTTTAAAGATTTTCCTTTTGTTCTCACCCGATGAGCAAGTAATTCATTCTCCGAAATCTGCACTCTTAAGTACTCTACCCAGTCTTCCATAATTCCTTTTAGTTTGAGTTCGGCCACTTCGACATCAATCTTTCCATATGCTGCTGTTTCTGCGTCACACAGTTCCATGATGTCTCCCTGCAGGTAGAGTTCTACGAAGTCCTCTGTAATGCCGTTTTCTTTTGCCATTTCTTTCAGGCTTTCAATGTCATTCTCGTTGAACAAATTCTCTGCAAGTGTATTGATTTCCTTGTAAGAATCCATTTCACCAAATTTATCAAACATATTATTTCTCCTTCATTTTTCCAAGCATCCAGCTTGTATAAGCGTGTCGTCCTGGTTCTGGCAAGAGCAAGTGATTTTCTGCGATAGAATGAAGTTCTTTCCACTGATCTGCATTAGCAACTGGCTTTCCTTTTGAAGTCATATATCCATTTGCCTCCCAGTTGTCCACATTTTTCTCTAACATGGACAAGATATACACATTTTCAGTGTGGATATGCACTTCACTCTCTTTAGTGAGTCTCTTCATTGCCTCTATCAATGCTCGCAGAACTACGCTGTGATATGTTCCCTCCGCTTCCCCAAACTTTTCCTTCGTCCATATCGCTCCTCTTAAGCTACACTCCAGCACATATCCATACTTGCGAAGTTGTCTTTGGGGAGCTTTACTGTCGGTTTCTATGTAGATATGTACTTCCATCATTCCCTCCTTTTCAGCTTTAGTAGCGTATATTCTCTAAATGGATATCCCGTGATAGGATTAACCCCCTCATAAACGGAATCTTTGTCTATGTAATAGCCCCTTGGTACACGAATCTTGTTCCAGGTCTTCCAGTGCATGTACGTTTTTTTCTCCGGCTCTGGCAACGGAAGATTCCTTGATGCATCATGTTCTGACTCTCTTAAGCGTTTATCTGTTTCCGGAGTCTTTGTAAGATAGGCTGCCAAGTCCTTGAACTCACCTTTTTCGTACATGAGCTGACAGATTACTTTACCTTTTTTCCAAGCTTTCCGAAGAATTAAATCTGTATCTGGTATCCTGTTAATAACCAAATGGATGTGCCATGCATTCCTCGTCCCTACTTCAATATTCCGAATCCACTTTACCTTGTATCCTGCTTTTGCATACGCCTTACGAATTTTTCTCAAAGCGTCCGAAAAATCTTTCCCGGCTTCTGCCATATCGGAAGGACGTTCCTCTTTTTTGTAAGTAAGACATACAAAATAATCATTCTCCCTGAAATGCTTTCTCAATCTTCTTCTACATTTCTTCTCTTTATTTTTCTGATTGACTGCTTTCATTTGTGCGGGGGTCAGCTTCTTTTTCTTCTCTCGTTTCATTCCTGGAGAGCGAAGTCTGTAAGTGTGTTTTTCCTCTACCTCTATTGCATTGCCGAGGTTATATATATGTTTCGTATAACTCATATCTGGTCCTATC